AGTTATGACTAGGTGAGTTAACACCATCAGATTTATAAGCGAATATAAACGCATAGTCAGATGGTTTATATGTTTGTTCTGTAATGTAATCTACTTTGATACCGTGTTTTTCAGCGCCTTGACCAAATGCTTTCATTAAATCTCTTTTACCACCACTAGTAGTTCCTAAATATACATTTAAAGTTTTCATTTAAAAAACTCCACTGCTAAATGTTTATCTTGTGGTCCATCTGGCATTATCTTTTTTATGTTCTTAAATTTATGTTGTTCAACTAATTCTTTTAGTTTAGGAAAGTCATAACCTGATTTATGTAAATCCCAAGCGCTCTCATCACCTTCTCTTTGCCAACCCCAAAAACCAGCACGACAATGATCTTTTTGTTCTTCCGTAAGTTTGTCCCAATTGTTCCATTGCCATAAATGTAAATTCATATTAGGACAAAGTAAAACTATTCTTGCGTCATCTTTACATATGTTAAACCATGCGTCTAATGTTCTTTTTGCTTGATCGTGTGTTAAATGTTCAAAGAAGTGACGAGAATATATATCTGTAACAGTATTTTTTTCAACGTGTTTTTCTATATCCCAAGCATTACACACAATTGTATTGTCATTTAATTTTCTTACATCTACCTGTGTGTATGTTTTTTGTCTAGGATTTTCTCCGCCACCAAATTCTAGTTGCATTATTCTAACTCTATTTTAACCATTTGTGTGTATTCATTATACCAATCAGACGAATAATCACAATCCATATAATCTTTAAAATAAGGTCCACCTTTAGTATAATGTACATTTTTTACATCTTCTTTATAGTCATATTCACCTACTAACCAATTCCATTCTAATGGTAAGTCACCTATAAGTTCTTCATCATCTAACCATTTAAATTGATGTAGTTGAGAACCTGTTGTTGTATTTACATAATCAGGTGTTAACTCTGTACACTTTCTACAATTCATTAACATAAAACTAGACCAATTCTTTTTTGGATAAACTGTTTGTACTTGTCCTAAAAACTTCGTTTTCTCTTTAGGTATATAATCGTGTTTACAAACTTGTACAGCATAACGGTCATCTCTTAACGCCCATAGTTCTGATATATCAGCTTTCATCAACATATCACAATCCATAAACAAAGCCCAACCTTTATAGTTCATTAAATGTGGTACGATAAATCTACTAAATGAAAACTCTGTTGATTCTATTTTACTTCTTTCTCTACTAAATTCATATTTAATATTAGGTAGATATAAAGGAGTTATTGAAACTGGTCTTGTTGCGTTTCGTAATATACTTTGTGATAATACGTGATACGCTATCTGTTCTTTACTATCATAACCTATGAATATATTAATCATTGATTTATTTTCTGTCCTACAGATTCTCTTACAATATCATCATGCGAAAACTCCGCCCAATATAATTCAAAGGCAACTCCATCTTCTAATCCTATAAATTGATGATAGACACCTGGTTTAACTCTTGTAAAATCACCTGCACTTAAAATTGTTTCATCTACTAAATCATAGTCTTTTTGCCATACTTTAACTAACATCTTCCCTGACTCTACAAAGAAGCCATTCCATTTATGTTTGTGTTGATGTTTTGAACAAGCAACATCTTTTTTAAATTCTATTCTATGAAATTCTAAAACTCCATTTGCGTGGATCAATTCTGTTTGACCCCATATCTTACCTGCTTTCATTTTGTTTCACCCATTCTGGACTATTGTCTTTATATTTTCTTTTACCCTTTTTGTGATCTATATAAGGGTTTATCTCTTTATCTCTGGCGATCACGTGTCCACCCTGCCCATCGCCTTTGTTTCTTTCTTTTACTTGTACTAATCGTCTTGTATTGTCAAATGCGTGACAATCTGTTTTGTTTTCCATATTCCAAATTGTATCTTTAATATAATGATTTATATAAGTTTCAAAAAATGTTTTACTAATATCTAATGTACAATTAAAACCAACAACACCACATTCTGTATAATGACTTCTACCATAAAATGTTGTAAATGTATCACCAGGAATAAATGTATCCATAAAGTTATCTGGTATTTGTTTAATGAAAATATTATCTGCATCTAACCACATAAACTTTTTCTTTAGTTTACTTGCATGATATTGTGCGAATACTTTATGACAAAATCTAACAGCGTTTTGTAAAAAATCACTGTCGTCATTCCATATCTTATCTTTATGTCTTTCTTTAAATAATACTAACTCTGGCATCTCTTGTAAAATATTAACATAAGTTATATTATCGTGTTTAGGATAATCAAAGTCTTCTTCTACATAACAAATTACTTTAATTGTTTGTTTAGTATCAATATATGTTTGAATAAACTGGTGAGCATAATCATCATACAATCTTTTATTAAATGTAGTGATGAAAAATTTATCTTCGTCTGTCCAGATTAACTTTTCCATCTTCTCAAATCTTCTGTAATCATATCTTTTACCATACTTTCTAATGTATGTTTAGGTCTCCACATTAACTTATGTCTTGCCTTTGTATTATCACCAACAAGTAAATCTACTTCTGCTGGTCTAAAAAATTTAGGATTAGTTTTGATTATGTGTTCTCTAGTATGTGTATCTATTACTTCGTGTCCATTAAATTCATAAGCTAAATTCAATTCATCTAAACATAATGTGATAAAATCTTTTATTGATACAGTTCTACCAGTAGCAATAATATAGTCATCTGGTTCGTCTTGTTGTAACATTAACCACATTGCTTCAACATAATCTTCAGCGTGACCCCAATCTCTAAATGTTTCTATATTACCTAATTCTAATACTTTACCGGTTTTTGTATATTCTACTAAACCTTTTGTAATTTTTCTTGTAACAAATTCTTCACCTCTCATTGGACTTTCATGGTTGAACAAAATACCACTACAAGCAAATAGATTATAACTCTCTCTATAATTAACTGTCATGTAGTGAGAATAACACTTAGCAACACCATATGGACTTCTAGGATAAAATCTTGTTGTTTCTGTTTGTGGAGTTTCTTGTACTTTACCAAACATTTCACTTGTTGAAGCTTGATAAAATTTAGTCTTTGGATATTTGTTTCTTATTACTTCTAATATGTTTAATACACCTAACGCATTTGCTATTGTAGTTACTTGTGGTTGTTCAAATGATAGACCTACAAATGATTGTGCTGCCAGATTATAAAACTCATCTGGTTGTACTTTGTCAATAGTCTTCTCTATATTATAAGGTTCCCCTAAATCAAAGTCAACAAATTCTATTTGATCAGTTATCCCTAGTTCATCTAAACGCCAGTGTTTTAGGCCGGTATTACGCCTCTGAGCGCCGTAGACCTTATATCCTTTTGATAATAGTAGTTTCGCTAGATAACTACCGTCTTGTCCAGTTATACCTGTTATAATCGCTTTTTTCATTTTATCCTCGTTATATATCCAATTTTGTCCAAATTACTTATATCAGTTTCAAAAACACAATCTACAAAGTCATAACCATTAACTCTTGCATAAAGTAACCTTTTGTTTCCAAACTTAATATTTTTACCATTTACAATTAAAGGCCATATCATACCATTTTGTTCTATTCTTTCTACAAGTTTTTCATAACCTGGAGCATCAATAGCGCAATGACCATAATCTAAATCATTTACATTAACTGATTGTGTTAAGTAACCTTCAATCGTTTTATTTGCTTTTAATATCTTCATAACCAACCTTTTGTATAAAATAACTATCTACAATATCAGAAATAGGATTACCAACCTTTTCTGTATCAAATATTTTTTTCAAATCAATTTTAGTTTCTTTGACAAACGCCTCATACATTTTATCTTTATCAGCGTTACCTTTTCCTGTAGCAACTTTTTTAATTACACTAGGAGGGAATATCTCATAGGGTATTGATAGCTGTTCTAATCTATATTTTAGAATACCACCATTCTCAGCTATTTGAAATACACCTTGACCTTTTGATCCAAATGAATAGCCTTCTATGAAAATTTTTAAGTTGTTGGAAATGTAATTTAATTTATGAAATGTGTTGACTGCCCAAGTAGAAATATGAGTAAATCTTTCTATAGGAGTTTTATATTCACTGTGTTCAGTACCCATAATATTCTTTGACATCTCACCTATGTACTTCTTTTTACTAGTTAAGTAATAAAAGTTTATTTCGCCATTATGATTAATACAAACGGCGGGACTTGTTAAACTATAATCAATCCCAACTATCGTCTTCGGATTCGTTTGTCCATACTGTATCTTCTTCATCTTCATCTAGTTCCTCTACCTCACGTCCACAAAATGGACAAGTCAATGGTTCAAGGTCTTGTACCTCTATATCCCATTCTACTGTATATTTAGTTTCGCAACTAGAACAAGTTTTTGGTCTTTTTTCAATCATTATAGTTTAAATTTTTTAAATTGATCTTTCTTAACGTCTTGTTTAATACCACCAATAACATAACTTTCTATTTCTGTTTCTTGTGGTGCGTTCTGTGTACTTCTACTATTTAACCAATGGTCAACCCAAGGTAATGGATTAGATTTTTGGTCATATGCTGGTATTAAACCAATTGCTTTCATTCTTCTGTTTGCCATGTACTCAACAAACTGATGTAATAATTTTTCTGATAAACCAATCATAGAACCTTGACTAAACAAATATGTTGCCCAACGTTTTTCTTCTTGTACTGCTTCATCATACATTGCATAGACTTCTTTTTCAGTATCTTTCATTACTTTATTCATTACTTTATCATTTTCAATATCTCTATAATTGTTTATTATTCTTTGAGATACTGCTAAGTGTTGACTTTCATCTCTAGCGATAAACGATATAATCTTTGCTGAACCTTCTAATAGTTTTAATTCACCAAAAGCAAAACTACAAGCAAACGATACATAAAATCTTAATCCTTCTAATATGTTTACTGTAATCAAAGCTTTCCATAATTTTTTCTTTAGTTCATACTCATCAACTTTACTCTTATCTAAATGCCATTTATGTCCTATTAGAATTAAGTCGTCATAAAATTCAGTTACTGATTGTGCTCTTTTTTCAATCTTCTCGTCTTT